GTTTGGTTTCCCTGTGAGAGGAAGTGGTTTGTATGCGGGAAGCGGGTTGTATTTATCATCGGGAAGAGGTCTTGGTTTAGGCGTTGGCGGTGAAAGAGGTATTCGAAGACAGGCGGGTTCGGTTGGTTTAGGCGGTGCTATGGTCGGTGGTGCTGTCGGTGCGATGCCTCCCGCTTTACAATCACAACCATACGGAGCAAACTTTCAGTGGAGACACACCCTTCCCGTTCAATTTCAATTGAAATAGAAAACATTTTAGGGCAAATCGTTTATTTATTATAAAATTAATTTCTATATTAATTATATAATATGCTGACTAATACGCAAATTAGAGATTTGTCGAAAAGAATGAGTATCCCATTAGCGAATATCATATTTAAAAATGACTTACCAAGGAAGTTCGAGTTCAATAAATCGTATTTTATTAATTTGGACGACGAATATAATACGGACGGAACACTCAATCAGGGGTCGCATTGGACTTGCCTACAAGTAAATAAATATCCAAATGACCTTGTCGAGGCAATTTTTTTCGACCCGTATGGAATAGGGGCACCCGAGGAAGTAAAAAAGGTTTTCAATAAAACGATTGGAACAATTGGACGGCAATTTCCACATAATACGAAGGACGTACAGTCGCTTATGTCGAACGCCTGTGGTTGGTATTGTTTAGCATTCTTACATTATATTAACGCATTCCCAAAGCGAACAAAAAACCTATACGATGATACAGACACATTTCTGTCTTTTTTCGACGACCTTAATAAGCAAGTTGATTTTAAAAAAAACGAATATATACTTAAACAATTTTTCCAAAGTGCCGACCCAAAGTTGCGTAAGGAAATAGATGTTTATGGCGACGGAATTGGTCGCATTATCGAGGAAAATACGCAACCAATCGATTTGACTAAGATTTCTATACAGGGCGGGAAGTAGCAAACTGGGGCGTTGTTTTAGAAACAATCCTAAGAGATTTTAAAACAACTCAATATGCTTTTTTATGAAAAGTTCTCATAAAAAAGTTTCAAAAAAGACGCACCACTTTACGGGTTTCCGTCTTCTCGCTCAACATCAACATTTAACAAATAATTAACACCTACACCTCTTTCGAGATAAATCCAACCCTCCTTCATATAGGTATGGGTCTTTAAATATATCGGCAATTTATCACCGCATAATTCCTGAAACTCTTTGTTGTCCCATTTTCTTCGCTTGTATGATGGCGAGAAATCCAACAAATCCCTCGCCAAATCAAAATCCGCTTTATTGTAAAAGAATGAAACACTTTCACCGTCGATATTTCGCTCGTCATAATACGGGTCATAATTCTTTACACTGTATCCATAATCGCAGTGAGTATCTTCGCCCTTGTGAATAATCACACCATAAACATCTCGGCATATATTACGCTTACCTCTTACGAGTTCAACATATTTGCCGTTTCTAAGAAAGCACTTGCGGGGGTCGGGGTTGGCGGTAGTCGTCATTATATTATAGTATAGAATAGGGGTTGCCTTTAATACATTTAAACAATTTATATATTATTTGTTAATATAAAAATTAAATTACATATCGGTCAAGTCCTCGATTGGTATTTCAATATGTTCGACAGGTTTGGAAGAAGCACCTGACCTAAAACACCTTACCATTTTGCGATTATATTTAGCAAATCTGTCGGGGTCGTAATTGATATATGACGAGCAATCTGTAAAATTAAACATAAAAATCTGTCGAGAATTGGTTTCCCGTATTTTATGAGAAGGTATAATCGTAGTAGGGTAAGCGGTTTTAGAACAGCGTCGAGATTTTAGTTCCCAAGTAGTCCCATCGTCGCTCTCATAATCGAATAGACAAAACCGATTGTTGTATTTCTCCTTTGTATTTAAGACGCTCTCGTCTATCCAATATTGCTTGATAAGTGAAATAGTATCGGTTTCTTTTGCTTCACCGAACTTTAAGTCATTTGCTAAACTGCGGATTTCCATTTATACATTATAACTATATAAAAATCTCCTAAATTAAACGCCTCCTTAATTTAGGGAATATATTATTTAGGTCTAAATATTATATTGGTTAATTATATAATGGATAAGATACGCAAATATATCGCCGACAAAAGAGCAACTCTTAGTGATAGTTCTATAACGACTTATACATCTATTTTGAAAAATCTTTACAAGAAGGTTTTTGCTGACGAAGACTATGACCTTTCCAAGTTCGAAAATAGCGATAAGGTTATTACATTCTTAAAAGATGTAGCACCGAACAAACGAAAAACCATTCTTTCGGCGTTGGTAATTATCACCGATAAAAAGGCGTACAGAGATTTAATGGCGGAAGATGTTAAAGCATACAACAAGGAAATATCGAAACAAATTAAAACTGACGAACAAGAGGAAAGTTGGGTAGGCACACAACAGGTCAGGGAATTATACGATGGGTTGAAGCGTAATGCTGATTTGCTATACAAGAAGAAAACTCACACAATAAGCGACCTACAAGAAATACAAAACTACGTCCTATTGAGCGTTTTAGGAGGCATTTATGTCCCTCCAAGGCGTAGCAAGGATTTCTGCGATTTCAAAATAAAATCGATAGATAAAACCAAAGACAATTTTTTAGACAAAAACAAAATGATTTTCAACTCATTCAAGACTGCTAAGACATACGGCACTCAGGATTTAGAAATACCAACCCAGTTGCGTAATATTTTAAAGAAATGGATTTCGATAAACCCGACAGACTTTTTATTTTTCGATAGTAATTTGAACCCATTATCGAGCGTCAAGTTAAACCAACGCCTCAATAAAGTATTTGATAAGAAGGTCAGCGTCAATCAATTACGCCATACATATTTGACCGACAAGTTTGGAGACACAATCGGGACTAAGAATGCGGTTTCGAATACTATGGAGGATATGGGTTCGTCTGCTGGTATGCTCGACACATATGTAAAAAAATAATATCATAATCGAAAAAATTATTTGATATTATTTAAAGTTTCATCAGGATTTCGCAGTAGTAAATCTTAGGGGTCATTTTTTTCACAGACCATTTTCCGTTCATTACGCAAGCGTCGTATAATTGCTGAACTGACTTTCCTCGTATGCCTTTACGGCGTAATATATTACAAGATATTTGCCCGACAACTTCAACGCCACACCTATCAACAACACTCGATAAATCTCGCTTACGATAAGCGGGGATTTGGTGAGGGAAAGCGGGAGGGTTGAGAGCGGGTTTAACGGGTAAGCGTTTAATAGCGGATTGGCGGTCGGCGAAATAGGGGCGGGGGTCTTCTTCCATTTATATTATAGTATTATATAAAAATTGCCTTTATATGTTAAAACGCCTAAATCCTTTTATACAAATTGTTAGTATATAACAGACCGCATTTAGACCAAAATTAAGATTATATATAGAATTAACTGAAAATTAAGTTAAAAACTGGTTAAAACTTGTTAAACTGTTAAATAAATTAATTTATTTAATCATTTAATAAGAATAATATGATTTTTAAGTTAAAAATCGTATTATTTATGATAAACGCTTAACTTTTATCTAATACTTTATACAAATCATCAAGGATTTCGTCCCGAACTTCTTTTTTAGTGCCGTATATCTCTTTCATTCCCGACAATTTTAACCATTCGCTCGTCGCCATAGAAACAAATGGATACTTTCGATACTCGCTTAAAAACTTTCTCGCTGTTGTCGCATCATAAATCGATAGAATTGGTATGCGTTTTATGTTTGCGTCGTTTTTATGGTTCTTATCCAAAAACCGCTTAAAACTTTTCGGTCCTGTCGTTTGTAATACAAACCTACCTTTCCAAGTATCATATATTTTCATTTTACCCTTTTCGTTTATTTGTTCTTTTATGAACCTCACAAACTCCAACATTATTTCATTTTTCGGCGGTGAGTATAAAACCTCATAGTTGAAACTATCGACGGGTGTGAAAATTATAAACTTATCTTCGTTTCCTCGTATCACTTCGTTCAGGTTTTTATTTACAGGGAACACATCTAAGTCGCATATAAATCCGCCAAAATGATACAAAATGATAAATCTAACAATATCAACTCGCATAATAGGAAAGCGTACAGATTTCCACATATTATAGAACTCGGGATATTTCTTCATTAATGCGTCCGCTTTTTTGTCGTCAAACAATGTGTATTTATTTGTTATTCGATTAAACATAGTCCCACCTCTAACATAGATAGGAAAATTACTAATTTTTACACCTTCTTTTAATGTTAGAAAAATCTGTGAAACAGGAATGTCGCTCTTTACCATTATATATATTTGTATATATTTTTACCTAAAACTACCTCTCCATATAGAAAACCATTTTTTATTTAAATCTGTGTCCGCCAATAGGTTCGCCTTGGAAATATTCACCAATCCTATTCCTTGATGGTCTCCTGTCGAAACTGTGCTGTGCGGTATTTTTGGCGGTTGAAAAATAATCGCCTTATGCTTCGTAAGGTCAAAAACCAACTTAATTGTAGGACTTATAAAATATTGTTTTTTTCCTTCCTCAGGTAAGTTCCAAATGATAGTTTCGCTTAATCCGCTTATACCACTATCATTATGTATTGCCGATGCGAAATTGAGCGATGCTCCAACGCCCGTCGCACAATGGCGTTCGAGTGGGACATTTGGAAACGCTCCGACATATTCCGCTTTTTTCGCAAGTTCTAATCGATATTTCGCAATATCAGGAGTGTATCGTTTCTCCAACTCATATAGAGCGGAATATGTATAAACCAAATCAAACAAAAAATCGTCGTCGTCGTCCGCTTCGGGTTTTCTCGGTTGATATGTAATCATAGTCCCACCCTGTTTGTTTTTCATACCCTGAAAATATCTTATCATTCCGTCCATCCAATTTTTACCCGTATATCGAGCAGTCGCCAAGTTTTCCCGCTTAAACTTATTCGCTTCATCTTTTTCTTTTTTACTCGCATTCGATTTTGTTAATTTAAATGGTGTGTAAAATGTGTCTTGTTTTACGGGGTAATATTCTACAAACTTGGGAACTAATGCCTCTATGCGTTCAGTCGCCTTTGATATTGCCTTGTCGGTTTTTTCGGTTATATATACAATCATAATTTCGCCTTTGTATGTTATGACGCAACTTTCATCTACATATTTCATTTTTTGTTGTTTAATCTTTTTTTCGTCATAAAAAACAGCGGTGTTTATGAAATCCTCGGGAACTGGTGAAATGTTTTCCAATTCAATATGCGGAAGGTCTATGATTAAACTTTCGCCTCTGTTCGGGTTTTCTCCCCAATATATATCTTTATATTCTTTCTTTTTGTATTGTATTCTGCTTATCTTATCGACTTCATTAAATACTCGTTTTAAAATGGAAGGACTTATTTTTTTACGCTTCCTATCATCTGCTAAACCCGCAAAGAGTTTTCGCATATGTTCTAAGGTCATATTACTACTCGCCATACTATATAATTAAGAACGAAAATAATAAAAAGACGGAAACCCGTAAAGTGGGGCGTTGTTTTTGAAACTTGTCTTAGAGATTTTGAAAACACCGTTTATATATATTTCGAAAATAACTGAATGAATTAGTTTCGAAAAAGACGCACCACTTTGCTACTTTACGCCATTAAAAATAACAATACCCCGACCCCTTAAAATCGTTCGGCAATTCTTTTATAATAGTTTTTTGAGGAGGGTCTATCGAACCTCCGCTTATTTTTTTCTCATAGCAGACGCAACCGATAATGCCTCCTTATACGAAATGCCTTTATCTTTGGCGACCTTCTTAACAAGAGAAATCCAAGCAGAGCGACCACCTACACCAGCACCCGTCGCCTTATGAAGTGCGGGAGCGATTACTTCCTTACCAAGTTTTGAACCCGCAGCGGAACCAACTACGCCACCAAGACCACCAGTAGCAAGACCAGCGAGACCACCGACAGTCGCAGCGGTCGCAGCAGGAATGCCGTAATCAATTAAATCCGTTGCTAAACCTCCCTTCTTTGCCGTAATATAATCACCAGCATCTCTTCCAAACTTCTCAACCTTTTTGGTTGCCTTTTTACCGATTACTTTCTTTCCAATGTTCCTGAAAAAGTTTTCGACATCTTTGGTTTTAATTCTACCACCACACATTTCGCATCGGTCGCACATTCCTTTTATACAATTAACACAGATTTTTTTTTGTGCTAAACCCATTCCCTTAATATCTTCTACTTCCGCTTGTGTTTCTTTATCGCTGAAACCTCTTCCCGAAATCAATACATCTAATTTCCCAGCAAATCCTGTAATACTATTGGCGAACTTACGCAAATACGGCATACCCTCGAATAATTGCTTAGTGTCTTGCTTGATAAACTTGTAGTCTTCCTCTGTACCAATAGAAGACGATTTTAACATACTCAGCAAGTAATCTTGACAGTTGTTGTCCTTCGCTGAATAGGTATAATACTTTTGACCCATTTTGGTTTTATTATTGCTAAAAAGTTGTTCCATAGTGATTGACGGGAGATTTGTAATCATTCGATATTCCGCCTTTTCACCCCTCGCTGGTATGCTTTCGCTTATGATAATAACCTCATTTTTCTCAGTCATAATCTTCTTACCGCTTTCGAGTGTTAAAACTGAGAACAAATGGAAAAGGTCGTCGTAGTCTGCTTTCATTACTCGCTTACCAAACTCGCCTCCACTTACAGCGTTCAATACACCTTTAAGTGCTGGTAAAACGGGGTCTCGACCAATTTCTATTGACTTTATCATTTCGCCTCCGTATTTTTTAAGGATTGCTCTACCTTTTGGTTGATAATCTTTTCTTCCACTCACAACGACGCTCGCAAAATCCTTAGCATCATCATAACCCCGTTTTATAGTTTCTATACCCGATTTTACCCCGCTCTTAACCGCTGTCGCACCTCTCGTAAATGTATTGCGAAGGTCGTCGATAATACCCTTACCCATAGTTTCGTTTAATATATCGTTCGCTCTCTTATATACTACACCTGCTCGTTTATTACTACCGAACTTCATAGATATTTCCCTCGCCATCGCTCGACTACCTAACCCATAATTTTTTACACCGTCTTTGGTTAAATATAACGCAATAATTCTGTATTTATCATCGTCGATTTCTTCTTTTGTCGCATTATTTAATTTATTTCTATCGCTTATAATTTTTCTAAATGCTTCGTCTGTATTAAGGTTGTATAATTCATCGAGCGTAGTCTTAGACATTTTTATTGATTTTAAACTCCTTTTGTATTTGTCGTGTTCAACCCCACCTTTAAATGCTTCTTCTATTACACCATATTTCGATGCTGTTTTTGGTGCGTCGGGTTTTTTAGGTTGGTCGATTGCGTCGCCAGTTCTTGAATTAATTTCGGTAAATGTCTGTCGCAAATATTCTCCCAGTTTTTTCCTTACATCTAAACTTGTCGAGTATAGTAATCCTGTATATGTCGGGTCATTTCTATCAATCGCTTCTAATTTAAACTTCCAACCTTTAACTCCAACATTATCATATATTTCGCTAAGCATTACCTCACCCAATCGAGTATAACCCTTAATAAGTTGTAGCATATATTCGGGGTCTTCTTGCGAAATATCCAACGCTTCTGTAATAAGTTGGTCGCTTGATTTTTCGGGGTTTGTAATAACCATTTCGGCAAAAAATACAGACCACATTCCACAAAATCCAGCATATTTGTTTCCAAAAATGTCTGCTCCAATTTGCGATTGAATTGACTGAAACCCTGCTGACTTTGGATATTTTGTCGGGCATATATCAATAGGCGGAACAAAGCGAATTGCCCCGAGATATTTTTTCATATCTTTTTCCCAAAATGTTTTAAGGACTTTATTGATAGTAATTTCGCCTTCCGCAGTTATACCTTCACTGAACCCCGATTTCGACCCGTGAGGTTCAAATCTTTCTACTATTCCTTGTTTTGGTCTAAATACAATCATATTAGCGTGTCCCGATTTTGTCGATTTATAATTTACACTTTTGTTTCCAACACTATCTTTCGCCATTTCTTTTGTATATCCTCTTAGTGTAAGTGGTAAGACTATTACTTCTTCGCCTCTTTTTATACAACCCTGTATATGTTCTCCAAATGCTTTTACAAAACTATCTTTAAATATTGGTGTTAATTCTTCGACTTTATTCATATTTTCGTTAGTAAAAACAACAGTTAATCCCGATGATATTCCAGTCCAAACATTTCGACCACTCGCAAGATTGCTGTCCCAAAAGCATTTGTTTCCATATTTAAGTAATAAACCAGCAAAAATAAGATTAAAGAAAAAATTATATGGAGCGAAAAAATCTAAACCCTGTTCCGTCCCAATTTTTACCATTTCGTCCATTCTTTTTTTCAAGTCCTTTATATCGGCGGTTGTCGCAGGTTTCATAGGTTCAGGGAGAACAATATTTTCAGGTGCGGTTGGTGGTGTATCGGGTTCGTCGGGTTCGTCGGGTTCGACAATATTGAGTTTTATGTTAGGTTCAGGTTCGGGCGGTTTCTTTTGTTTCTTTTTCGCTTTCTCGGCATCCTTCGCTTGTTTTAAAGCAAGTTTTTCCTGTTTTGATTTTTTTATTGATTGAGCGTTTTCTTTGAACCATTCGATATTTTTCGGCAACTTTGTAGGTCGCCCTCTTGATTTTGGTGTAGCAAATGGTATTTTCGGCAATTCATTTGGTTCTGTACTGCTATTAACAGAAATCGCTTTAAATTGTTCTTTTACCTTTTCTTGGTCTGCTCGACTAAATGCTGAGAGCGGGATAGGTGTCGGGTCGTCGCCAATTATAAGCGTTTCGGCGGTCGGTCTTCTGCTAATCTTTACAACGGTTTGTCCGCTTCTTGTCGCCAAATGACGCTCTTGTGTAATTGGATTAACTAAACGAAAACGAACCGCTTTCTTTTTACTTGGTGCTAATTTCTTAGCGAAAAATTGCGGGACAATCATTTCATCTTCGCCTACTTGCTGTATCTTTACCATAGCACTTTCCGCCAACGCTTTTTGTTGTTGTTTCTTTGTTAGTTTTTTTGGTGGAGCATTTGGGTCTTTTGGTTTTCCTTTCGAACCTCTAATCTTCGCCATAAAATCTTTTGCTTCTTGACTTCCTTTTACAAACTTCGGCATATTATATACTTACATTATATAATATTCCATATTACCATAATACATTCCTCGCTAAATTGTTTGGAGAGTATTTGTCCTCTTTCCAATCCCCCTTTATATTCGCACTCCTACGCAAATAATTATTTCTTCTAATGGGGTCATTATGTTTCGTATGGTCTTCGTATCCCATAGACCCGAAATAAACCTTCTTATTAGTTTTTGGGTTTATTATAAAATATTTTTTGTTTTTTTTGTCGCTTAAAAATAAATCAAGTTCAGGTGCGTAATCTTTTAATTTTTTATATGCTTTATCAGGGTCGCTGAAATCTCGCAAACCCTTTCCCTCGAAAGGCGGTAAGTTTTGCTCTCCTTGTATTTCTTGTTTCAGTAAAATCTGTTTGCGTAAATTACTCGGTTTTATTTCGTCAGGAGTAAGCGGAGTATCTTTTGTTATTCGCTTAGTTGGTCGAAATACAGGATAATCTAACCCAGCAATATCTTTCCATTCCTCTTTGAACCATCTTCCAATTCCTTTGTCGATTGGTTTATCTCCCACATATTCACCGCCTCGTTGTTTATATGTCTTTACAATCCAACCCGATTTATATGCGGAAGGTTTTTCGAATACCATATCCGCCTCTTGCTTAACTCGGTCATACAGTTTTGTATCGGCAATCATTCGTATATAATTAAGCATTATTTTTTATTTTCATTTTCGGTCAATTCTATATCTCCTTCTAATACTTCTGCGTCAATATCCCGTTTTACTTTAAGACAACAAATCTCAAACTCTTTACATTTGGATTTATACATCATACTCGCCAATTTAAGAATACAACCGCTTAAAGTAGTTATAAAAGCAACCCAAAAGACTTCACTTAACATATTATAATATACCATTATAATATTTTATTTTTCAACCAAATCGTCAGTTAATTTCGCAAGGTCGCTCATCATAGACCTTTCGCTTTTAGGAATATTTCGCATATTCAACCAGTCAATAAATCTTGTAAAACAACCCATTTATATAGGGTAAGATTTTAAGGTGATATAATATTCGCAAACATAGACCAATAGTAATTTCCATTCCAACCACTACTCGAACCCAAATAAAACTCCATTATAAGTTGAGAGTTGCTGTCTGTTGTAAAATTAACCCAATCATTAAAAACAAATTGAGATGTTCCACTCGCACCACTATTAAAAGTTGAACCACTCCCAGTTTGAGCGACTGGTCTTGATGCGGAATATGTTGTTGGTTGATAAGTTCCATTAGAATTATTAAAATCTACATACATCGCACCATCGTTTTGATAAACATTTGTATATACAATAAAATTAACACTCATTATATACGCCGTATTAGCAGTAAGTCCAGTTTGAAAAGTGTAAATTGCTCCTTGATTTTGAAAACTACCACCGCTTAAACTAAATCCATTAGAACCACTACCATAAAATATTGGACGAGGAATAGCATATGTTGTTCCATTAATAACCAAAGAACTACAATTGAGATTTAATGGTTGAGAAGAAGAAGTTCCAGCAGTAATAGTAAAAGCAGTAGCATTATTAGAACTGATAGTATTTGAACCATAGTAGGTCGTAGTAGCACTATTAACATCTAACAATTCCATTCCAGCACTATTAATAGTTGTATAACAAGGAGTAGCGGAATTATAAACAGCAAACCTATCGTAATATTGACTTGTATTATTACCACCACTATCAACTTGATATGCTTGATTTGGAAGATTTGCGAAAGCATTAGAACCAGTAAAATCTCCCCAAGTTAAACCAATTGTCGTAGGGGATAAATTATTGATAAGTGATGTATTAATGTTATTACAATTTAAAATGTTGTTAAAGTTCATATTAATATCATACAAATCCGCACTATTTCCATTCGCTAAAACAGTTCCTAACGGTTGTGTTGCTGGTGGATAAGCAGAATTATTAATAGATTGTAAATCAACATTATTTAAATTAGTTATATTTAAAGCACCAGCATTATCACCTACCGATAAAACTTGTTGTATATTAGGAGTAGCAGACCCAGCAATAATAGTCGCCCAACTCGCAGATGAAGCACCACTCGAAAGCGTTGATGCCGTCATAGTTGTTAATAATGGAGTTATACTATCGTTTAACTGAAAAGTAGTGTCCTTGACTTCTAATGGAGTAGCGTCCAAAGTTTCCATTACAAAAGGAAGAGTATCACCTTCCCAAAGAATACCAAAATGTTCGCTCGGTAAAGAAGTATCGCCCGCCATTACATTAATAACTCTCGTGGGAGCAGTATCCGCATTTTCTATAAAAAGTGTATTATTTACCGCCAATATTGTAGGATTTAAACCATTAGGAGCAATAGCAGATAAATATGATATTCTTGTAGTAATATCGTCCCAAGTATTAGCAGTAATAGTTGTCCCACTATCATAGGATATTCCAACAGAGTTTAATGTAATTCCGTTAGGCACAGTTAAAACATCTTCTAAAATAGAAATACCGTTCGCCCCAGCACCGAAGGTATTATCACCAGCATTTAAAGTAGCAATAGTAGGAGCGTCCATATAGGTTTCGGGTTGTATAGACATTATATAATATACATTTATAAAATAAATTAGATTAAAAATGTATCTCTAAATGATTAAGTTTTGATTATATACATCATTAAAAGAGATGGAACAGTTCCAATAAGGGGAGTAGGAGTAGCAGTTCCAATAGTAGTATTAAAAGCATTAACTAATTGAGTTCCGCCTCTTACCCCAGTAGAATTAGTGATGGGCGTCCAAACATTAACACTTCCATCACCCGACGCTTTACCTTTATAATAAGACCAATCAGCAATTCCGTTTGATGTATTAAAAGCAACATACGGAGCACCACCACCTAAATCGGTAGATGATATTGTTGCCGATTGTATATTACTATTACTAATAGTAAAATTACCATTCGTAGAACCACCCGAAGATGAGGTGCTTCCTTGTATGAACTTATTTAACAAATCGGGAGCGTAAAATGTCCCACCGCTTCCACCATAAGTATATCCTAATACAGCAAATAAATCGGGATATGTCGCAACTTGAAGAGGGGTGCTGTCGCATTTTAAATAACCGACTGGAACGGAAGCACCAGCAAAAGCAATAATAGTCCCAGTTAAAACGCCCGATGTTCCGCTACTAATTATACTAATTTTTCCATTAGCGTCGATTGTTATATTCGCATTTGAATATGTTCCAGCGGGAGCACCCGTATAAGCGGTATTTTGCGATGTAGTAGCAAATGATAATGTATTGACGGCACTAATATTTTGATTATTCATATTAATAGAAGTAGAACCAGCATTGTTTCCAGCAATCAATACATCAGTGAGCGTATTACTACTCCCCGCAGTAATAGCAGATTGAACCCAAGCAGTCGTCGGGATTATTGTCGAACTATCGGTTGAAAGAGGTATTGTTTGACTACTTGTAGGAGGTGCGGTTGAAGCAAAATTAACGCCACTATTAAAAGTCGCAACGCCATTAACATTTATCGCAGCGAGATTTTCCGTCCCTTGTGCCGTAGGAAATCTTAAATATCTTGCGTCCGCTTGTGCCTGTGTGAGTGGTATATCCGCAATAGCAAAAACGCTCGGGTCAAATATTGCGAGGTCTTCTGTTGGTGGATTGTATGTCGCCATTATATAATTAAAGAATATATTATTTTTTGGTCTAAAATATATTATCTTGCTTAATTATATAATGCCCCGAAAACCTAAAAAGACCGATGCCGACGAAGACTTAGCAGGTGGTAAAATAGTCAATATGTATGAGCGTATCCCTGCCGATATGTTAAAGAAAACAGAAAACCCAAACTTTAATATTCATAAATTGAAACTACCATTTAGAATGATTATTGTTGCTCCCTCAGGTTCGGGTAAAACAAACTTTTTGGTAAATCTTATTGCTATATTTAGTCAAGGTAAAGGCACATTTGCTACTATAACAATCATTACTCGAAACAAAGACGAGGAATTATACAACTGGATTTCATCTAAAACCGACCAAATACGCATAGTAGAAGGATTACATAACACTCCTAAATTGGACGATTTCGATAAAGACCTTAATCACCTCGTAGTGTGGGACGATTTGGTGTTAAGTAAAGACCTTACAAGTGTGGAGAATTATTACATTCGAGCAAGAAAGTTCGGCGTAAGTTGTATTTTTATTTCGCAATCATTTTACAAAATCCCGAAGAATATAAGAGGTAATTGCTCGTATATGGTAATCTTAAAATTAAGTGGAAACCGAGAAGTCAAACTCATATTAAGCGAGTTCGGTCTCGGTGTAAGTAAAGAGCAGTTGCTCGAACTGTATGAATACGCAACGAAAGAGAAGTTTAGTCCGTTGCTTATTGATATGGAAAGTCCTCCCGAGGAGAGGTTTAGAAAGGGGTTGCGAGAAATTATAGATGTTCGTAGAGAATAGTTAAAGGTCGCAACACCAAGTATTTTTCGCCCAGTCTATCGGGCAGGGAAGATTTCCTCTGTCTTTGTCTTTACAACCACATCGAAACCGTTTGTGTGCCTTTTTAATAATACCAACTTCGTTAGTGTATGGTTTATATTCGAAACCGAGTTCAGCAAGTTCCGCCTTACTCCATCGGGTCTTTTCTTTTGACGGAACTTTTAACGCCCAGTTAATAACCCAATCGACAATATGGTCGCAACCAACCTCAGTCCAAGTATGACCGTCCCTACTATCAAATTGCCTAACCGTTATTTCTTCGTAGGTGTTATAGTCCGTATCATTACCGTACAGACATTTTCCGTTGTAATATACACAACCCGCTCGTTGCTTATGTTGCTTTTTATCTTTATGATGCTTTGTATGATACACCGCATTCCACCAACAGTTTTGTTTGCTAATCCAATAGTCGCTCATTTTATAGTATATTATATACAACGTCTTTATATGTTAATTTGTATAAATCAATTTATAAGAATGATTTATATAAATCGCCTAAACTAATTCAAACCGAAATATCTTAATTTCATTCGGTCGGTTGTTTTCGAAA